GATTGATTCGGTGGATTTCATCTACCAAGGCGGTACTAATTACGCTGGATCAGTAGATGGATTCATTGCTGGCAATGGCGCACTGACTGTTCAACTCATGGATTTGAATCCAAACACTCTCTTTTCTAGAGCAGATGATGCGAGTCTTGTAGCAAGTGGATCACTAAACATCGACCAATCAAACAATATCGCTTCTCATGTATCGGACCTTTACCCTGATAACTTCGGTCCTACTGCACTCTCTGAGGCTTTCATGGTAGTCAATGACTCTCTGTATCTAGTTGGTGGCGTCGATGGTGCTGCTGTTGGTGGTGCTGCTGTTGCAATCACAGCAAGGATCCGTTGCCGAGTCGTTAAATTGGGAACCAAAGACTGGATGGCCCTTGCAATTTCTAGCGTTGCTTCTGACAATTGAGGGTGACAGTGATGTCATCGTCTGAGTGGGAACGCGGATACGCCGCTGGTTATTCGGCTGCTCATCGTACTGATGTTCGTGATATCACCACTGATCGTGGGAGCCCTGCTCCATCACCTGCTAAAAAAAAGCGTAAAGTATCTGCATATAGCAAACGCTACGGTGCAGCATACAAACGCTTGAAAGCAAAGCATCCCAGAATGTCCTTTGGAGCAATCTCTAAGAAGGCACACAAAGAAGCGAGGCGTAAGTGATGGCTAAAGAAGATTCAACAGGCGCACTTACTGGTCCGCGCTTAATGGTAAAAGAGTTCCAGAATTATAATTGGGAGCAAGCAGTAAGCCCAGCACCTTGGGACGATCCGGGTGCATCGATGAACAACTGGGTACAAGCAGGGGGAGTTCAAGGTTGGATCTCTTCTGAAACTTACTTTGACCTCAGTGGCTATACTCGTGATGACTTGACTACATTCCCTTCGTCAATTTCCGTACAAGAGTCTGGTTCCTTTAGAATCGTGGAGGATACTGGTAGCGTAAGAACAGGCGCAATAGTATTGGACATGATCACAGAGGAAAGGTTTGATGCATCACACGCTCAAAAGTTCTACGATATTGTAACTAATATGTGGTACAATGAAACCGCTCCGGGCTTTAGTCTTGGACCATTGGAGTTCCAGCAAATCATTTATGGTCGTATGAGGATGTTTGGACATGATACAGCAGTTTGGACAACTACTCAAGGTAACCTGACATTACTCAATGAAACACAATTCGGATCAGGTTCACCAACTACAGCCGCTAAATTATGGTGTACGAGGATTGTAATTCCTTTAGGACAGTTCGTCATCACACCTGCAACCTTCATTATTGTTCCAGCATCGCGATATATCATGTCAGCTACAATCGGTAAGGAAGAAGACCTCACCTTCTTGATGCGTCAAAAGAGATCGTATGAATTGGGGACGGCTGATTGAATGATTCGCTGGTCCTTTTGGGTAGATCCATGGGAGCATCCTTTCAACACTTGGAATAGATTCTATTCCGTGCTGATCCCTTTGGCATCGGTAGAACCTAGTCTTGTTGCAATTGATCCACTCCCACCTAAAGAGCATGTAGACTTTGGACCTTGGAAAGGACCACCACCGGGACCAATCAAACCCGGCACTCCAAAGCCACGACAGGAATTAAAGAAGTGGGACTTCTCGATTGGGTTTTCAATCAATCAAGGTGGTCCAGATATGGCCGGAGTGATTGAAGGGATCCCATCAAAGCGTGTTCGACCAAGTATCTGGGCACCAAAACCGTGGGGTGGAGTCTTGTCCGTCGGTGGAGATTATGATTATACTGCATATCCAACTGGACATGAATGGGAGATGTCTTGGGCCAAGGAAGAGGAGCGTCAATATGAGGAAGTTCGGATCGGTCGATGGACCGATGAAACCATTCCACAAATTGTGAAGTATGTCTGATTACCAGAAGTATCCACGAAGGTTCGATTGACGACTTCCAAGTTTAGGACGATTAGCGTGTTTACGCGCACATGATCCACAACGGTTGCAATAACGGCCTGACTCCTTTGATAGTTCGCGTTCGCAGCCATCTTCAATACAAATCTTCATTCTTCTTCACCATCCTCAGGTTCAGCACAACCTCTGCAAGGCATTCGATGTTGCATGACATAGATTTGTGCCAAGCGTGTTGGAACTTCAAAGGATCCACCACAATTGCAGCATTCTGCAAGTATCATTCTTCATCACATCCTATCGCTTTAGCCAGACACATAAGGTCCTGACATACCATTCCCTTTTGAACTAAATCTGCATCAGCTACTTTTACTCCTTCTTCTAATGAAAATTCAAAGAGGAACATCTTAGCGGGATGCAATGGTTTGCCACACGCGAAGCATTTCATTCTTCAATCACCTTGAATTTAAGTCCAATTAGAGAATCCCATTGGAGTATTGCTGCACTTGTCTTGTTGGATCGGGTTCCTTTGTCCCAAGTTCGGTATATATCGTAGGCTTTGTCGGTCATACTGATCGTTACGGTCGGCATATTAGGGCCTAGAAGTCATCAGATATAGTTATTATTATTATTTAGTCCAGAAAAAAAAGGGGTAGATCCCTAGGAAATTGGGGTTTTGATGCCGAGATTACATAAAGGGACGACTGACGGTGGGAGGTTGGTTGGGGTTGTGAACAGGTTCGGGGGCCCTACTAAAGCCGGCTTCGCCGTATTCAAGATAGAATCCGTTTACTTTATACACCGAGTTTACTTAAGGATACTATGGCGACCGCAAAGACTGGATCCTTTTACCTGACCGAAACCGTAACATTGGCTGCTGCCGCTGCTGATGGCAACCGTGTTCAAGGCACGGTAGATCTAGGAGCGTATGTAAATGTACCAACTGGACAAGCTATCGCGATTGATTCGGTGGATTTCATCTACCAAGGCGGTACTAATTACGCTGGATCAGTAGATGGATTCATTGCTGGCAATGGCGCACTGACTGTTCAACTCATGGA